TTCCTTATATGGAGCCTTGTATGCTTTTCAATCTTCTTATTTATTTGACGTTTCTGGAATTATTTTAGTCTCGTTTTTATTCTGGAGTATTGAAAGTTTTCGTAATTTTGCAAAGACCTATTTCGAGAAATTACAAATTAAACGACAATTCGGGACATACGTTAGTCCTGACTTAGTAAAAAAATTACAAGATAATCCAAAATTGCTGAGATTGGGTGGGGCAACAAAACGACTTACTTTTCTTTTTTCAGATATTCGAGGATTCACTCCCATCTCTGAAAAATACCAAAAAAATCCACAAGGACTTACAACTCTGATTAATCGTTTTTTAGATAATCAGACTAAGATAATTTTAAAGCATGGAGGCACTATAGATAAATATATGGGTGACTGCATTATGGCTTTTTGGAACGCACCATTAGATTGTGAAGAACAAGAAAGAAAAGCCACAGAATGCGTACTAGAGATGCGCATAGAGTTGGAGAAACTAAATGAAAGATTCACAGAAGAAGGCTTGGATACGATTAATACAGGAGCGGGAATCAATACAGGATTATGCGTGGTTGGAAATTTCGGTTCCAGTAATCGTTTTGATTATAGTGTCCTTGGCGATAGCGTCAATCTTGCCGCAAGGTTAGAAAGTCAATGCAAGAATTATGATGTAGATTTAATTATATCAGAATATAGTTTAGTTGATGGGTACGATTACGAACAATTAGATGAAATAATTGTTAAAGGCAAGAGTGAACCCGTTAAAATCTATACCATACGAAAATAGGTCTTGACAATTTTGCTCAGTTTTGATATAATTAGAAACATAAGAAGAAAAATCTTCAGGAAAAACAAGGGAATAGACATGGACGCCGAACAAGTAGCTGCAGAGTTAGTAAAACATGAAGCCGTATGCGCAGAGAGATGGAAAACTGCGTTTAACAGGTTTGATTCAATAGACCAACAAGTCAGCAGAATAGAAACTATACTTATTGGAGCTGCAGGAGCAATAATTGCAGGCGGCTGTGGTGTACTATGGACTATACTATCCATGCACCCGTAGGAGAAAATATGGAATCAGAATACAGTACAAAAGATATGAAAGCCGAAGTTAAAAAAGAAGAACTTCCCATTTATCAAAAAAGACAGCATTGGTGTTTTAAAGTAGATGGACAACTTTACAAACTGCCTTCAAAAGCTGAAGCAGAGAAAAAGTACAAAGAACTTACTAAATGAACTCTTTTCAAAACGCCTTTCACAAAGCTTTAGAAGAAACACAAAGCGAAACCAAACTAGCAAAAACAATTAAACATTCATTAGGAAAAAAATGGAAAAGAAAAAGAGTCACGAAGAACGTTGGAAAATCTGTCAAACCTGTCCGCACTTAAATAAGAAGTGGAAGTTTTGTAAGATTTGTTTATGTTTTATGCCCCTCAAAACTAAACTTAGGTGGGCAGAGTGTCCTGACGAGCCTCCTCGCTGGACTTAGGAGAATGTTATGCCTTATCACTCAGGTAAGAAAAAGAAAAAGAAAAAAAGCAAAAAGGGGAAAAAATAATGCCAATGCACAGAAAAAAGAAAATGGGCGGCAAGAAGAAAGGTGGAATGAAACCTTGTCTTACTGCTAAACAAAAGAAGTTACCAAAAGCACTCCAAGCAGCTATTCGGAAAAAGAATAGACCTTGTAGATAGTGCCAGTAAGAAAAGTCAAAGGCGGTTATCGTTGGGGTAAATCTGGAAAGATTTACAAAACAAGAAAAGCCGCTGAACGACAAGGAAGAGCAATATACGCATCAGGCTATGGCAAAACATCGAAAAAGAGACCCAAGAAAAGGAACAGGTAAAAAACCAAAAGGTTCTGGAAGACGATTATATACTGACGAAAATCCAAAAGATACCGTTAGAATTAAGTTTGCTACTATGAAAGATGCGAGAGCAACTGTACGAAAAGTTAAAAGAGTTCGTAAAAGTTATGCAAGAAAAATACAGATACTAACTGTAGGGGAACAACGAGCAAGAGTGATGGGTAAGAAAACTGTCGCATCAATCTTCAAGTCTGCGAAAGCAGGATTAAGGAAAGCACACAATGCCAAGACACGCAAGAAAAAGAGGACGAAGAAAGGCCGCTAAAAAGAGACCTTTACCTACAAATCCAACTCTTTATGCTAGAGTAAAAGCTGAGGCAAAGAGAAAATTTAAGGTATACCCTTCCGCATATGCAAATGGGTGGTTAGTAAGAACTTATAAAAAACGAGGCGGACGTTTTAGAATGGGAGTAAAGAAAAGATGATTGAGTGGTTAAAAGTAAAATTTTTACAACTTTGCAACATTGTTTCAGGTAAAGACAGAAACTGGGACGGCACAGTAGACATCAAAGATAAAATGATGGACGCTGAAGATAAAGCCAAAGGATAATGCCTGGACACAGTGGTGGATTAACCAAGTGGTTTAAAGAAGGTTGGGTAGATATTTCTCGTCCTAGAAAAGGTGGAGGATATGCCCCTTGCGGAAGAAAGTCTGCAAGAAAAAGCAAAAGAGGATATCCTAAATGCGTGCCTGCAAGTAAAGCTGTACGAATGACCAAAGCACAAATAAGGTCAGCAGTCAGAAGAAAAAGAGCTGCAGGAAACCCTGGAGGTAAACCTAGAAATGTTTCTACTTTTGTAAAAAGAAAGAAGAAGAAAACAACCAGGAGACGTAGAAGGTAATCCTACATAGGAGCCTATGAAAGAAGACTTATTAAGAGAAGTACTTAGTGTTGTCTCTATGTCAATAAGACTAAAGAGAACACTACAGGATAAAATTCTTTGGAGTAAACAACTTCGTGAGTTACTACACCTCCCAGAAAACGAGATGAATAATAATATCGTAAAAGAGTACTTGAAAAATGGCACGACATACTAAAAAAGACATATATAAAACTGCTGGAGCTGCTCGAAAAAGAGCTAGGCAGTTAGGACTAAAAGGCATACACTCTCATGGAAGAGGTTCTAAGAAGATTTATATGCCAGGTAGCACTCATAAGGCTTATGAGAACGCTAAAAGGAGAAAAAAGAATGGCTAGACAAGGCGGTTTTTTAAGCGGACCGAGTACACATAATACTCAAAAAATCCGTAAACACGTTCTCAAAAGAGGACTTACAAGAGATATGAATGCGGCAGCAGGAGCTTTAGTTAACACTAAAAACCCAAACGGTATAGAAGCATTTAGATATGCAGCTACTCCAAAAGCTATAGGACCAAGATTCGGTAAAACAATGAATCCACCTAGAGCTAAATTTCCTACAAGGAGAAGGAGAAGATAGATATTTTAAATAACTTTCATACTTTAATGAAAGCAGGAAGACTTAATAAAGTTGTAAAAGCAGTAGGACTAAATAATGGCACTAACAAAAGGAGAAAAAGCAAGGCTAAGAAGAGTAGGATTAACAAGCCTTAATAAACCAAAAAGAACTCCTAAACATAAAACTAAAAAAGCTGTTGTAGCCACTAGAGTTAATGGTAAAGTAAAAATTATTCGCTTTGGAGCGCAAGGCATGGGACATAATTATAGTCCTGAAGCACGAAGAAGCTTCAAAGCGAGACATAGAAAAAATATTGCGAAAGGTAAGTCTTCCGCAGCCTGGTGGGCAAATAAAGTATTCTGGTCTGGAAAAGGCGGAAGCACAAAAAGACCACCAAAATCACAAAAAAGAAAATTCGGATTATAATATGAACACACCAAAAGTTATTGATAGAAGAGTCGCATGGCTTGATGCTGTATCTATAGATGTAGTTGATGTACTTGCAAAACTAACACATAGAAAACTTAATGGTGTAGAACTTACAAAACACGAAGAAAGCATGAGTGAGTTATGTAGTGGATATTTATATCTGCTAAAACTTGCAAAAGAACACGGATTATTTGACTCCGACGACCCCTTTAACTTATTTGACAAAGAGACCCTACATTGATTGAAATTAGCCGTTCAGATATAGTCCCCGACTATTTGATGAACTACGAGACAGAAGATAGATTTATCAAGCTACCTATTGAAGGGTATCTCGACTTATTAGGCATAGAGCCTAACACCTCCCAAACT